ACAAGTGTAGCGAGTCTTTCGATTAACGATTTGTTGTTCGGTGATGCGAACGCACAAACATACGTTGCTGCAAACTCATATAATCAGGCGAAAGTTTGTTTTGATGAAATACGTAATATTTTAAAGTCTCTCGATCCGAAGTTTAGGCACTTCAAAATTAATCGAGAAATCATATATAACCGCATAAAGGGAAAAACCTCTTTTGCCCGTTGCCTTGCCTCTAACCCGGATAAATTAGACGGACTTAACGCAAGCATGGTAATAGTAGACGAGTATTCACAAGCCGATAGCGCCGCATTGAAGAATGTATTAACTTCCTCAATGGGCGCACGGCTCAACCCTTTAACCGTAGTAATTACGACCGCATCCGATAAAGAAACGGCTCCATTCGTCGAAATGCTCAAAATGTATAAATCGATCCTACGAGGTGAGATTGAAAATGATTCCATATTTGCACACATCTTTGAGCCAGACGTAGACGACGAGGAAGGCGATCCGGCAACGTGGCGTAAAGTGCAACCACACATGGGTATAACTGTTTATGAAGATTTCTATATCGACGCATACCAGAAGGCTTTATATAGCGCACCGGACGCGCTAGAGTTTCGAACAAAGTTACTTAACGTATTTACTACCGACCAAACAACAAAATGGATTGAGGCAAAGCAGATCGAAGAACGATTCAAAGATATTAGAATAGAAAATATTGGTACTTATCCGCTTACGATGGTGGCGGTTGATTTGTCCGTTCGAGACGACTTCTCTTCGGTTACTTATAATATCTATTCGAAAGAAAGCGGCTCTTTTCATTCGCATACAGACTACTATTTCCCGGAAGGAGCTTTGAAAGATCATCCGAATCGGGAACTTTACGAAGGTTGGGCGAAAGCGGGCTATTTAATTCTTTGTGACGGTGATATTATCGACTATCAGCAAATAGTAAACGATATACTTGCACGTGCAAAGTATCTACAAATTATGGGAGTTGGCTATGATCCTTATAAATCGGCTGAATTTGTGAATCTTCTTACTTATTCCGTAGGCGGTGCGAGTGAATATATTAAGCCTGTTAAACAGACATACGGAACGTTTACAAGCCCTATCGAATCCTTTGAACTTGCTTTGTATCGGAGTAAGCTCACCTTTAGCCCTAATCCGATTACGCCGTACTGTTTTAGTAATGCGGTATTAGACGAAGATCGGAACATGAATAAGAAGCCAGTCAAGAAAACGCATAACGCGAAGATTGATTCGACTATAACAAACCTAATGACATTCTACTTATTTAATAACATGGAGGTATAATGAAACTATCTTTTAATTTTGAATTGGGACGTTCAAAGACGCAAAAACGCGCCTTAAATGCAGAGATGAGCACAACGGATAAAGATGCGGCGATAAACTCCCGATTACCATCGTTACCCGGTCAGCCAATAGATGTGCATAACAGTAATCAAGCAATGAAACTTTCAGCCGCATATAGATGTACTTCTATTCTTTCGGGGACTATCGCGTCTTTACCGCTTATAATTAAACGGAAAAAAGATGGATATTTCTCACCAGACGAGGAAAACGATTTATATACGATATTAACCCGTATGCCTAACCGACGAATGAATAGTTTTGAAATGGTTAGGAATATGGTTGTTCAAATCGTAAATCAAGGAAACGCCTACATCGTTATCCGTCGAAAGTTCGGCAGTGTTAGCGAACTTGTATTATGCGCAAATAATACAGTAACCTATGACAAGTTGAATGATGTTTATATTATTTCTGATCCATATAACCGGATATATGGGCGTTTTGAATCCTACGAAATAATCCATCTTAAAAATAATAGTTTGGACGGGGGATATACAGGAGTAAGTACAATAATGTATGCTAGCCGTATCTTTTCCATAGCCGCTAGTGCAGATAATCAGAATTTACGAACTTTTCAGAATGGAAGTAAAATAAAGGGGCTTGTTTCCGGTGCAAAAGAGATAAATAAAGGGTTGCCCGGTGCAGGTATGACGGATATTCAACTTTCTACGGTTGGGGATCGTATAGAGGAACAACTAAACACAGGAAGAGACATTATTTCAGTTCCCGGCGATGTTGGATTTCATCAACTTTCTATAAATCCGGTTGATGCGCAGTTATTGGAAACAAAGAAATTCAGTATTCTTGATATATGTAGATTTTACGGGGTTCACCCAGATAAGGTATTTGCCGGACAATCTACTAATTACAAGGCTTCTGAAATGAGCAATGTTTCTTTCTTGACTGATACGCTGCAACCGATATTGAAACAAATCGAGGCAGAATTTAATTATAAACTGATTCCTAATTCAGTCGCTAATTTATATAGTATTTCATTTGATTTATCATGCTTGTATCAAACCGATTTAACGACGCAAGCGAGTTATTACAAGGCTCTGGAAGAAATGGGCGCTCATTCTCCGAATGATACCCGTAGAGCATTAGGAAAGCCACCCGTTGAAGGGGGCGATAAAGTATTTATTTCTTGCAACGTTCAACCAATCGAGGCGGCTAGTCAAAAAGTAGAGCTACCAAAGAATGAGGAAACAAACATATAGTAAAATGATATTTGCAAAATATGGAAATACGAAGTTATACAGAGTTAGGTGCTCCTAAAGTTGGAGATGGAAGAATAATCGAAGGTTATGCGGTTGTATTCGGACAAGAAAGCCGTGTATTGTACGACAGGGAAAAACAACGCGCTTTTGTTGAGGTGATCGAAAAGGGAGCTATAACGGAAGAGTTATTGAGTAGTTGTGATGTTAAAGCTCTGTTAGATCATAACAAACAGAGATTGTTGGCTCGATCTAATCGCGGTGCAGGTACTTTGTCGCTTGAACTTGACGACTACGGACTAAAATACAGGTTTGAGGCTCCTAGTACTCCCGATGGAGATTTCGCCGTAGAAATGATTAAACGCGGTGACATTTTCGGTTCGTCTTTTGCGTATGCTTTAAATGAAAAGGATAAAACAAAAGTTTCCTATTCAATGAAAGACGGATTGTTGCTTCGTACTGTACACATGATTGATCGGATTTCCGATATATCTCCCGTTGTTGATCCTGCTTTTTATGGTACAGACGTAACGGTGCGGAGTATGGACGATACGATAGCGGAATTGTCCGGCGAGAATAAAGACTATTTAAATGAACTTAATAATTTACGCAAATCAATTTAAAACATGAGAAAAGAATTTGAAACTATTGCTCAATACAAAGAGCAGATGCGCGCTATGTTGGATAAAGCAGAAGCGGAAAAAAGAGCACTCGACGCAAGCGAGAAAGAGCAGTTCGAGCAGTTGAAAACAAAGAAAGAGCTTTTAGAAATGAAGGTAGAACGCCGTGCGCTTGAAGATATTAACGCGGGTTTGGTGTCAGACCGTCGCGTGTTGTTTTCACAGGCTGTTTTTGACGTCGTTAATCATCGCTCTTTGGAAGAATACAACGGAGTAGTATCGGAAGGGGGGATTAAAGTTGTAGAACGTGCGGTGACTGTTACAGATACAACCGATGCGGCTAGCATGGTTCCTGTTACAATCGGTGAAATCATTGAACCGTTAGAAAAAGGCTTGATTATTGATAAACTAGGTATCAAGATGCAAAGCGGGCTTGTAGGTGACCTTGTTTTCCCAACATTGGCGGCTGTTGAAGCAACAATTCAGGGTGAAAACGTTGCGGTTACTGATACCGAATTGAATATCGACAAAATCAAGGCTTCACCCAAACGTGTATCTATTTCTATCCCGGTGTCTAAGCGTGCGATCAACCAAACGAACTACTCTTTGCAGGACGTTGTTTTGAAGCAAATTTCGCTTGGTGTCGCTCGCACTTTGAATAAATGGATGTTTTCGGGAACTGCATTGTCTGGCGCAAGAAACGGGGTGTTTGTAAAGACAAAACCAGATGTTGAATATACAAACGCGTTGACATTTGCGGATATTGTTTCGCTTGAATCTACCGTAATGGATGCGGGCGTAGATGTAACCGACGGTACAGCTGCCTATGTTTGCACTCCAAAGGTGTATGGTGCCTTGAAATCCACTCCCAAAGCGGCGGGAGCTGCCGAAATGATCTGCCAAAATGGTATGGTGAACGGTTATCCGGTTCTTGTTACTAACTACATGGACGCCGATTCTATCGGATTCGGTGTATTCTCCAACGCTGCTATCGGTCAGTTCGGCGATATGGATTTAGTTATAGACCCGTACACCGGAGCGAAAAGTAATATCGTAAACTTTGTGTTGAATACTGATTATGATATTGTTGTAGCTCGTCCGGAAGCCTTTGCCATCGCAAAGAAGAAAGCTTCTGCTTAATCCTATAACCTATCATTCACTAAAGGGCTGGGGCTTCGGCTCTAGCCCTTTCTAATTTATACAATATGGCACAATACGTAACACTTGAAGAACTCAAACAGCATTTAAACGTTGACTTCGACACGGACGACGCGTATATAACCGGGCTTATCGACCCCGTTCAACTTCTTATCGAATCGTATCTAAATAATCCGCTAGATACCTACGTTAAGGACGCAAAAATAGATCGGCGTATCTGGCACGCGATCCGCATCCTTATAGCGAATTACTACGCAAACCGTGAATCGGTAACATTTGCCACTCCGCAAGTTATTCCGGGGCACATAGAACTATTACTGCAACCTTTAAAACGATATACGTAATGCAAGCAGCATTATTAAACGAAATGATCGCTTTTTATCGTAGCGAGTCAAAGCGCGATAATCTGGGCGGCACGTCTGAAAGTTGGGTGAAAGTATTCGATAAACGCGCATACATTCGCTTTAAGTCGGGTGCACGTAAAGAAGCGAACGGCGAGATATATAATACGACCGTTAACACGATAATGATTCGCATCTGCAAAGAGATCAACGCTAAAATGCGAATCGAGTACGACGGGCAGAAATACAAGATTCTATCTATTAACCACGACCGGAAGCAACAAGCAACGGTTATAGAAGCGGAGGTAATCAATGAGTAACGACAATTACACCGGGCGCAACTTGTATCGTGTCGAAGTGGATGCAACGCGAGTAAACGAACTACTTAAACGGTTGAACGATAAAGAAGCAAAGAAGGCTATTTCCTCCGCTCTTAGAAAGTCGATTCTTATCATTCGTAAACAGGCACAGGAAAATCTAGTTTCTGCTGTTAATGATGCGGAATTTAGTAGCTCTAAGAATGGCGTATCGTTCAAACCGCTAAAGAACGAAATAAACGTAGCAGTTTATCGCAATGCTTCCGGCGCACGGGTCGACCTGATCGACCGACGCAAAAAGGGATCACGCGCCTATATGCTGAAATGGTTCGAATCAGGAACAAAAGAACGATTTACGAAAGAATCTAGTACTAGAAGTTTCTGGACTAATAAAAAACGCGTTACCAAAAAAGCAGCTTACAGAGGTATTATAAATGCTTCTCATTTCTTTTCTAATGCGGTCAAATCGAAGCAGAAAGAAGCAGAGAACTCACTAGAGAAAAATATAATTGATTCTATAATGAAAGTAGCAAATAAAAAGAAATGAGTTTATCAATAGGCGCACACGTATATAAGAGATTAAGCGACTCTACAGAGTTGGCAAAATTGGTTTCTGATAAAATATATGCTATCTCGACCAAAACGGAAACATCTTTTCCGTTTGTGATCTACAAACGCAACTCCTTAACGCCGGAATATACGAAAGATAGGTACGGCACGGGTGACACAGTTTCGGTTGAGATCGTTGTCGTCAGTGATAACTATTTGAACTCTGTTACAATCGCGGAAGAGGTACGTAAATCACTCGAAAACAAACGAGGAAGTTATGATAACTTCGATGTGATCGATTCTAAACTAATTAGCGCGAATGAGGATTTTATAGAAGATACTTTTATTCAAAGCCTCGTATTCTCATTTAAAACTGAATAATTAACTAAAACACGATAAAATTATGAGTAAAGCAAAATCAGTGTTAGGAAAAGACCTAATGTTATTCATCGACGGTAAAGCTATCGCACTTGCCACATCTTGCAAATTGGGGCTTTCGGCTGAAACAATCGACACACAAAGTAAAGATTCGGGTATCTGGACGGAAAAGGACATTAAAAAACTTTCTTGGAACGCTTCCAGTGAAAACGTATTTAGCGCGGATGCAGATGCGAATAGCTACGATAAACTATTCGCTTTGTTCTTGGCGCATAAACCTGTTGTTTTGAAATTTGGCGTTGTTGGCAATCCTGACGTAAACGAAATGCCCGCCGCCGGATGGACGCTAGCGGAAGGTGCATATACAGGTAGTGCGGTTATCACTTCGCTAGAAGCAAATGCGCCGGATGGAGACAAAGCAACACTATCAATCAGTTTCGAAGGAACCGGACCGCTTGCAAAGGAAGCAGCTAGTAAATAACTTACGGGCGGTGTTTTGCCGCCCTCTAAACGACTTATTCAATGAAAACAATATCACTTAACGGAAAAGATTTCTCTTTGAAATATACGCTTCGTGCGTTCTTTGTGTTCGAATCTATATCCGGCTATCCGTTTCAGTTCGGGAAATTATTAGATGAATACATTTTGTTTTATTCGTTCCTGATTGCTAGTAATAAGGATTCGTTTAATATGGAATTTGACGAGTTTATAGAATTGTGCGAAAATGATTTGACTCTATTCGAACAATTCAAAGAGTTTATTTTGGATGAAATCAAACTACGTTCGCAATCGGCGGGAAATGACGTAAAAAAAAAGAAGGTGACGACACGGAAACGAAAGCAGTAAGTATTCGCGAACTCTATTCGCGTGTTGTCGGTGAGGGCGGGATCGCTCCCGATTACTTCCTCGATAAAATGGACTTTATCGAGGTTGAATCGTTTATAGACGGATTGAATCGACGCAATCGGGAAGCGTGGGAACAAACTAGATTGCTAGGTTTCATTATAGCGCAATCTAATAGCACAAGAACGCTAAAGCAAACCGATATACTCCGGTTCCCGTGGGACGAAGAAGAAAAGAAAGATACGAGCGTAACGGACGAAGAGATGCAACGATTACGAGCTAAGGCAAAAGAAGTAGAATCACAATTAAACACGAATAAAGATGTCTGATATAATAACACGATTATTGCTTAAAACGAATGACTTCGACGCGAATTTGGAGAAGTCAAAAGGGAGTGTAAACCGTTTTCAAGGGGATATTAGTAATATAGCGAAATCCGTAGGTTCTAGCTTTGTAAAAGTTGCGGGTGGTATTGGTTTGGCTGTAAGTGCTAGTGAATCTTTTATGAAAATTATCCGCTCTACACAGACAACAAGTGACGAGTTTGATAACACTTTAAATGCTTGTAAAGGAACCGTTGATATATTCTTTCAATCATTATCGTCTGGAAGCTTCGAAGCTTTCAATAATGGTGTATTAAATACAATTTCCAATCTGAAAGAATTATCAGCCTTACGAGATTCTTTAGCTGATGCTAAATTATCCATGGGATTTAATAATAAGATTTTCGAAACCCAATTTACCAAATTTGAATCAATAATTAGAGATACTACTAAAAGCCTAGAGGAACGTGAAAACGCTTTCAAAAGCCTTCAATCATTAAAGGACAATTTTAAGATCGATGTAAATGATACATTGTCCGGTGCTGAAAAAGAATTAATACAATCTTTGAATATTAGAACAGGACGCAAAGATTTTAATATTGATGATATACATAAATATATATCTATTAATAATAATGATTTCTCAACTAGAAACGAAAAGAAAGCTCTTGTTGCTTATCAAAATAAGTTATCCGAGTATGACAAACAAATAAATTTGATGCTTGGTAATATTAACTCTACACGTGGTGATACAAATGAGTTTATAGGAGAAACGAAGAAGCAAATGCGGCAGAAGCTTTTAGATTTGAAAGAACAAAAGAATTTATATATACAACAAAATTCAGAACTCGAAAAGCAAAATTTCCTTAATCAGGATAACGATGCTAATAGAGTAGAAATGATAAAAAATTATGAATATACATACGATTTAAAGAAGCGTATGTACGATTTTGACAAACGAACTTTAGAATTGCAAAATAGCCTAAAAAGTTCTGCTCCTAAAGAATCCCCTAAAAAAGATTCTATTGCGTGGTATGATGCGGAAATATCCAAATTAAACAAGAAACTCATAGCAGAAACGGACACACAAGCCAAATCGACTATTCAAGCAACGATTAACGAACTTGAAGCAAAGAAAATAAAATTGCAGGTCGAAACTAGCGGTAACAGTATAGAGGCGATAAACATTCAGTTGGCAGACCTGAATAAGAAACTTATTTCCGTAACCGATATGCAAGCACGCTCAACGATTCAAGCCACGATCAACGAACTCGAACAAAAGAAGATCAATCTAAAGTTTGTAGTCGATCAAGAAGCGTTTAAAATCAAAAACGGCGGGATGAAAGACGGCGCTTTGTCCGTACCGATTGCACCCGCTTATGATAAGGTTCCGACGCATGGGAAGGGAGGCAAAAACTTTAAGTTACCGAAATATAATCCGCTATTTAAAAAAGAAGATGTAGACTTGAACGAAGATTATGCCGATTCGCTTTCGGCTATTGGTAGTGTAATGAGTGCCTTAAATGGTGTAACAAATGAAAGTGCCGCTTCATATTTGCAATGGGGCGCAAATGTTATATCAAGTATCGCACAGGCTATTCCAGCTATTTTGAGTTTAACAACCGCCAAAACAGCGGAAGCCGCGGCTAACTCTGCAAATTCGGCGGCTCAAATACCTTTCGTTGGTTGGCTTGCAGCGGCGGGGGCGGCTTTGTCTGTAGTTGCTGCAATGGCTAGTATCCCTAAATTCGCGACGGGTGGTATCGTTCCGGGTGCGTCATTTACGGGTGATAAGGTTCCGGCTTTACTCAATTCGGGTGAGATGATTCTGAACGGATCACAACAAAGCAACTTATTTAAGATGCTAAATTCAGGTTTGTATGGTTCTTTATCACAAAAGATAGCACCATCAATAGAAGATCAAAACGTCCGCTTATATAGTGATGTCGAAATAAGAGGGGATCGCATATTTTTAGCATTACACAACCATATAAAGAAAACAGGTAAAAAACTATGGTAAATTACGGCACTATCTACACGCTTCCTTTCAAATCCAGAAAGGAAGTATCTTATTTGATTGAGATACAAAAAGAGAATTATGAAGGAAAAAGTACAGAATTGGTCGGTAGTGGAAATTCTCCTTTTTCCGTGATAATCGAGGACGAGGATTTTTTATATACACCGACTCGCTTTTCTTCTGCTTCAATCCGTATTGTTGGAGGTGACTATTTGCAAAATTTGTATTCGACCGGATACCAACAATACAGAGTATTATGTAAGCGAGGAAATGATATTATTTGGACTGGCTTCATAAATCCAGAGTTATATACACAGGATTACACGTCTACAAAATTCGAACTAGAAATAGAATGTAGTTCTGCTATGAGTACACTCGAATATGTTAACTACAAACAAAAGAACGCCGAACAGCGAACTTTTATTAGTTTCTGGGAACTATTTAGAATGTTCATTGAGCAGTCTCGCGGGTGTTATTCGTCTATATTTATTCCTCATGTGTATGCTAAAAACGAAGATGATTATAATAACGACCTGAACGTATTTGAAGAAATGACGATTAGTGAACAAAACTTCTTCGACGAGGATAACAAGGCTATGACTCTAAAAGAAATATTAGAAGAGGTTTGTAAGTTCTTAAATTGGACTTGTGTCGATTGGAGGGGTGAACTGTATTTCATTGACATAGATCACAAAAGTATTTATTATAAATATGATTGTGATCTGAATACATATTCTAAAGCTACGCCTATTGCGTTGAATGTATCTGATATTGGTTTTGCAGGATCGGAGCACTTTTTAGATATTTTGCCGGGATATAATAAAGTGACTATAAAATGTAGTAATTATCCTATTGAGGAAATCAAGATAACCGAAGATTTTGATAAGCTGAAATTATTATCAAATATCGGAGAAGTATCTACTAATCTGGGTAATGGTAATACAAGACATACACAAAGGGAGGTTTTATATCCTAATATTTTAACGATGCACCAATTCACCTACAAAAATGGTGTTTTGTCTCCTGTTACAGACTTATCTATTTATAATGATAAGCGTAATGCGACGGAATTATTAGGGGCTATTCCATTAAGATACGCCTCTTATGAATCCGGGCTAAAAACACCAACTACGCAATCGTACAATTATGAGTGTGCAATACAAGTCCGACAACGTTGTGGAACAAAATACGATCCTATTAACGACGTAACCCCCAATTCGGTATTTAATGACTCGATTGTAGTTATCGGTGCAAAGAAAGACGCTTTATTTTTAGGGAAGGGAGGCGCTCTTTCTCTCAATATGAGTATTAAGGTTTTGCAAAAGGATAAATATGATTCTCCCTTTGGTGGCGGTTTGGTTCCTTCCGAGGATGGTATTACATATTTAAAAGATATAATTAAAGTAGGAATAAGAATTGGCGATAAATATGTTTCTAAAGATAATTACGGGCGGTTTACGTGGAGTGATACCCCGTCTACTATGTCTATAAATTTAGATCAATCTAGTGTAGAAAATGCTGATGGAAAAATGGGAACGGGGTTTGTCTCATTGTATAAAACATACGGAGTACTCGGTAAGTATTCTGATGCAGACGGTGTTGTAATGGATATTCCGACTAATTTATTTGGCACGCTTGAAATGTCTATATATGCTCCGACATTGACAGAAAGAGAAGGACAAGTTCCGTACGGGTATTTGATAAAAGACCTTAAGTTAAGGTATTGCCAGCCGTTAGATATGGACGATGATAAAGACTCCGACCGGATTTATGAGAATGTTGTTAATGAAAACTTTATTAATGAATTAGACGAAATAGAGTTTAAAATTTCGAGTTATAACAACGATGGAGCGTGCTATAGTAAAGTCTTGTTATTAGATGAATATTTGAAAGATAACCTTTATTCATCTATTGAAAAGACTTTGATTCGCCCGGAAGAGCTTTTAATAAGAAGAATTATTAATCAATACGGAGCTACCAAAATAAAACTAACACAGGTATTATTAAATAGTGACTCTATAACTCCTATATCCGTTCTTTCGGATAACTACATGAAAGGAAAACGTTTCATGATAGCAGGCGGAGAAATAGATTTCGCCAATGAACAATTTACCTGTAAAATGATAGAAGCATAATGACGATTCAAATAAAAAATAAAGCTATTCCGTCATCGCCCCGGTCAAAAAATTATCCGACTGGGGCGATTGTTAGCGTGTCGTCTGGCGGAGGTAGTGGAGTGACTTCCAACAGTAGCGGATCAAATGTTACTATTCTAGGAAAAGACGATTTGAGATCGGCGACAGATTTAAATGTTTTTTCATCTCTTCGCACGCTTGCGGAGATATTATCTATAATTGTAACGAAAGACGACGCCGAAACAAAGCTAACAGATAGTAATGTTTTATCGTCACTCCGAGTAAACAAAGAACTTGATACAATCAACGAAAGGTTTAAGGACGCTATTGACGCTTTAAAAGACTCGTACCTATCCAAAACAGCACCAGACGAAACGCAATTCCTTATCAAGTTGCTAGGCGGTTTAATTGTTGATAACGGACTAGACGTAACGAAGGGTATTTCTACGGATACATTAACCGCAATGACAGTAACGACGCAAATACTTAACGTCCTTGATAAACTGATTGCGAAATCAGCGACTTTTTCCGACAATGTGACTGTATCTAAGAAAACGACAACACTAAATTTACTCGTTCAAGAGCTAGCGGAGACACACGATCTAAGTGTATCTCATGTTGCAACTTTAATGGGTACAATAGTAAAGGACTATATATCTTCCGAGTCTTTTGTCAGTGGTTTTGGCGGCGAAGGAATGAAGATATACAAAGCGGTCACGGGTGACTGGAATATGGAAATTGATAATCTTACAGTTCGAAAGATATTTTCTATATTTGAGTTGGTCGTTCAAAAGATAACTTATCAGGGTGGTATGATTATTCGTTCCGCCGCGGGTGGTAAATTAACCAAAGTGACCGACGGCGGCTCACATTGGAGATGCGAGCATGATAGTACGGACGATTTTGTTCAAGACGATCAAATAATATGTCAGGCGTTCACGGGTACGGCAACAAAACGTTATTGGCGTTTAGTTACTTCTGCCGGAGCGGGCTATTTTAATCTATCTAAAGTAGACTGTGAAGAAGGAAGCGGAATACCCGAAACCGGAGATAATGTGGCAGTATTAGGCAACAGAACAAACACTGCTAGGCAAAAAGCACAAATAGATTGCGCTGTTGGTGATTCCGCACCTTATCGGGATGACTACGACGGAATTAATTCCTATTCGCTTGTAAATCGGTTGATTACACGTACCGGAAATCTTAACGGTATTACTGATGCCGTATTCGGTGTATTAACTGGCTCCGGTTTGTACGGTACTAATGTTTATTTGAAAGGTACATTTGTACTCCATTCTGGAAAGAAAATAGAGGAAGCAATCGACGATGTTAAAAACGATCTAAATGGGAGAATAACCGATGTGGAGACGAACTTTGAAATTCGTGAAGGACAAATTTCTTCTAAGATTAAAGAAGTTAATATTGCCGTATCGAACGCAAAACAGAGCGAAACAAATGCTTCCGGTAGCGCTTCTTCTGCTTCCTCGTCTGCTACCACCGCCGGGGTTTCTGCAAATAATGCGGCTAAAAGTGCTACGGATGCACAAGGAGCCGCGACTAATGCCGGGAAGATATTGGAGGAAGTAACATTAAAAGAAAGTTCTATAACTCAAACAGCCGGAGAAATTTCTACAAAAGTAACCGAAGTTAATAAAAAGGTAACTGAAGCGAATACTGCCGCTACAAATGCGAAAAACTCCGCTACGTCTGCATCCGGTTCTGCCGGAACTGCATCCGGTAAAGCGGGCGAGGCTGCAAATTCGGCAGCTAATGCAAAACAATCTGCAGATAATGCGGCGAAAGTCCTCGAAGATGTGACTTTGAAAGAAAGCTCTATCACCCAGACCGCCGGAAACATAACATTGCAGGTTACGGAAGTCACGAAGAAAGTAGTAGAAGCGAATACCGCCGCAACAACCGCTTTAACTAAGGCAGCAGAAGCATCTACAAGTGCCGGAACAGCTTCAACCAAAGCAGGGGAAGCATCTGCATCTGCAACTAATGCGAAAAACAGCGCCTCTACTGCTAGCACTAAAGCGGGAGAAGCTTCTACTTCCGCGACAAATGCGAAAAATTCAGCAGATAGTGCAGCGGCAAAGCTCACTACCATTTCCCAAAAAGAATCTAGTATCAATCAGACGGCAAGTAGTATCACATTACAAGTTAAAGAGGTGACAACTAAAGCTAATGAAGTCGCTAGTTCCGCAACAATTGCCACAACTAAAGCGGGTGAGGCTGCTAGTTCAGCAACTAATGCGGCAAAAAGTGCTACAGACGCAAAGGCGCTTCTCGATAATGTGGATGGCAAGTATGTAGCCAAGACGGTATACGATTCAGAAATTAAGGTGTTAAGCGATAGTATTGCGCTAAAAGTGTCACAATCGAGCTTCAATGCACTAGGTACACGAGTAAGCAATGCAGAAAGTACAATATCACAGCATACAAACCAAATTTCATTAAAGGCTTCACAAACAGATTTAACAGCGCTTGGCGCTCGTGTTTCCTCTGCCGAAGCAAAGATTACATCGGAAGCGATTAATTTAATAGTAAAGAGCCAGACTGAAAATATTGCAAATTCCGCTACATCTGCCTTGCAAAACCGAATTATTGAAACCGGAATTGATATAACAAACAAATGTGTTACGGTGAAGGCTGATACTTTTCGCGTACAAGATACGCTGGGAAATGAAATAGCGGTATTTAAAACCAATGCTGCCGGAAAGCCTATTCTTAGGGCTGAAAATATCGATGTTGATAATTTAACAGCGAAGAAATTAGACGGTGCGACGGGGACGTTTAAAAAGCTGCAGGGAATAGATGATAATAATATTGTTAAATGCGCAATTGGGTTTAGCTCTAGTGAGGGAAAGATGTATTTTGAAGGAGATATGCAGCATCAAGGCACTTTTAAGGAACCGAACGGAACAAGTAGAAGCTATAGGTTTCTAACCGCTGATTTGTGGTGTAGAGGACAATTCGGACACCAACAAATGACTTCTCTTTCATTTAATTCCGCTTCGACTAGTGATTTCTTTGCACATATCTATAATTATGGAACTGATACAACTTATCACAAATATGCGCAATCAGGACAACCGATAGACTGTATTTTTCTTGAAGGAAGTGGAAACTATGTAATATATATATGCAATTCACCTCGACGCAAAATGATAACAATCGTAAACGCTTCTGGCTATCCTAAGCGGGTTCTTACAACATGGCAAAGTGGTGGGACTTATACTCTCGAACCTTACCGATTTGCAATTTTTGTAACAGCGGAAACATACGCTTCTGTTAATAATACATCTTCTACGGTTAATTTACACGTTATGCAATAAATTATGATAATAGACTTTAGAAAAATTGAAGTAACAGACCTTGAAGGGAATAAAAGTACCTTCGATGTCAGGAAAGAGTTAGGTAACACAATCTACAATAGTACTACCGACTTGGGCGAATTGGAATTTGCGCAAGAAGTTTATAAACATGGCGAAGTGGAAGTAGATTCAGAAAAGGCGGAAATTATACGCAAGTACATGGAAGTAGGACGTTTTTTCGCCCGCATCAAAAAAGGCGTATTTGATCTATTAGACAGTATTAACAATGAAAAATAAAAAGATTATGGCAACAAAAATTTTGAGTGAAAAAACAAGAACTACGCAAGTAGAAGCGCTCGCAAAAGAAGGTGAATATGAATACCAGATAACATATTCGTACAATGAAAATGGCATAACTCGTTTGCAGTGTTGTATTATCCAAAAAGCGAAAACAGATTTAGGCGAGCAGACTGTACACGCTGGGTATATGGCTTTAGAAGGTGATAGCAAGTCTATGAACTTTCCTACAGGCATTGACATGGTGCCGCATATCTCTATGTTCGAAAATATATTGAAGGAAGTAAATGAGGGACTAACTACTAAATAGTAGCTATTCAAAACGAACAAAATACAGCTACAAGTAAGAATATGGACGAATGGTTAAAAATCATAGGAGCGTTAGGAGGATTAGAGGCGATCCGCTTTACAGTTACGTTTCTAGCGAATCGCAAAACGAACGCCAGAAAAGAAAAGGCTACGGCGGATTCTATGGAACTTCAAAATTTACTTTCTATCATTGACAATCTAAACAAGCAGATTGAACGGTACGACGAACGATTAAAACAACGAGACGAGAAAGTAGATACGATTTATCGAGAATGGAGAACCGCACAGGCAGAGGCGCAAAATTGGATGCGTAAATACTACGAGCTTGAATTAGCTTTGAAGGATGCGGAACATAACCGATGTGATAGACCAGACAGCGAGTGCAGCCGGAGAACTCCACCACGTAGACCAATTACAATTAATAATCAAAATAAAGAAGAAAGCTATGAATAAAATAGACTCAATTATTATCCATTGTTCGGCTACGCGCGCCGGGCAGGATTTAACCGAAAAAGACATTGATCGTATGCACCGGGCACGCGGATTTAGCCAGATTGGATATAATTATGTTATTCGAATTGATGGGGCAGTAGAAAAAGGGAGATCTTTAGCGGTTGACGGAGCGCATTGTAATACGAAGGGTTTTAGCGAATCTTCGTATAATAAACATAGTGTTGGTATTTGCTACATAGGTGGTTTGGATGCAAACGGAAAGCCCGCAGACACAAGAACGATCGCCCAAAAAGCGGCTTTGCGCGAGTTGGTTGCTAAACTCTGCAAAGAATATGAGATAATCGAGGTTCTCGGACATCGTGATACTTCGCCCGATCTGGATGGAAGCGGAGAGGTAGAGCCGAAAGAATATATAAAGGCGTGCCCCTGTTTTGATGTACGCTCCGAGTTCCCTAATTTCTTGCGTAATACAGTAGTTCGACCATGAGGCGGCTAGTTTATATTATCATATTGCTGATGTTAGCAATATGTTTCGTGTCATGCCGGACTCAATATATCCCGGTTGAATCCGTTCGCACTGAATACAAAACACGTGATAGTACCCGTTATGATAGCATCTATCAACGAGATAGTATTTATACGCTCATAAAGGGCGATACAGTTTATCTGTATAGATATAAGTATCTGTATCGCTACTTAACAACGAATCGTACCGATACGATTCTTAAAAACGATTCTATTCGTGTGCCTTATCCGGTTGAAAAGAAGTTAAACCGATGGCAATCTATTAAAATGGAGCTAGGCGGATGGGTGATAATTGTTATTTTTGTGTATATGTTGATGTATGCATTGCAGGTGATATTAGGTAGATTAAATAAAAATTAAGCAGAATATTTGAAAGTGTAATATTATTACTGCTCTTGTATGTGCATTTTATTTTTTATATATTTGAGGGGAAATTTTATATATTGAAATATGGGTGAAGATGTAGAAAAATCGTTGTACTTAAGTTACACAGAGATATTGAAAGGGTTACATTTTATAAAAGAGCGCCGCAAGTCATTATGAACACCTGCGCGAGGGTGCAGCCC